AAACTATCACCACATATCCAAGCATTAACTTGGACTTCATCTAAATCATCAATATCATCTGAAAGTTCTATACCGACTTCACGTGCATACTCTGCATCCATGATTCCCCAGTATTCAAGAACTTCAAAATTTGTTTGATAGTCTTCATCAGCTCTTGCATCATCTTTTAAATGTGACTCAAAGCTTTTCTCTTCATAGTTAGCTCCCATCTGTAAACAATTACGGATAGCATCCTCATCAAAGTAAGGCATGTTACGTAGCTGTCTAAGTTGAGATTTGTTTAACTTATGTCTGTGAATAACATACTCACACTCTTCAATACTAGTAGCTGCAGGGTCTGGATAAAAATCCCAACAACTAACAAACTCAATTCTAGGTACTCTAACTTCTAATGGGTTATAAGTTCTTTCACCATCTTCACCAGTATCCCACTTGTGAAGTTTCTTATTAAAGTTAAATGGTCCTTTTACAATCCCTGTACCAAGTAAAGAAGATTCTAAAAGAGCATTTCTAATTTCTGATGAACCCTTTGATTCATCTATTTGATCGTGGATAAGTTTTTCCATTCTCCTTGCAGCTTTTTGTGCTGGAGAAATTTCTAAGACTGTAGGTATAGGACTAAAGCCTTCAACCAATTGATCTTCTACTTTATCTTCAAGAGTTTCTTCAAAGATTCCTTTTTGAAAAGTAGCTCCGGGTTTGAGAACTTTACCATCACCTTCGTATCCAACATCGTATGGATTTTCTATTCTATTACCAATATCATCTGGTAATTCGCCACCACCCATAGTACTTTCAATACCGGGTGCACCTGTTTGAGTATCAAGGTGTGCATTAGCTAATTCACCTTCAGGTATTTTAGTCTCTGCAATACCAATTGGAAACTTACCTGTACCAAAGATTACATCAACAAGTTGACCAAAAGCAGCAAGTACTTTTGTTTTAGTAATCTTTACAAAGATACGAGACTTTTCAGAGTCTCTAAACTTAACAGACTTGTTGTAAAGTCCTCTATAGTTTTCGTAAGCTCTTAACCAACGAGATTCATCTGAACGTCTTGAGTCTTCTGCAACAGTAAATCTTGATTTAACAATACCGACAAGATTACTACGCTGTTCCATTTCAAGGTCAAGCGTTTTACCAGCTTCACCTTCTACATCTTGATATAGATTGTCAGCGTTTAAAAATGTATTATCGTTGTCTGCCATAAACTTTAATATCCAAATGTAGAATCAGACGGTTGATGGATATCTCTTTTTAATCCTCTCAACCTATCGAATGTACTCACCATTCGTGGTCTACTCATTATCATATAACGCAATGCATCATATGCGTGATCTGAAGCATGAGTATCTACATCTTCTGGATTATTCTTTGACAGAGGTATACTTTGTATTTCTCTTATTAAGTTAGGACATGTATTAAATATCTGTAACTTAGGTCTGCCATTTTCCTGAACCTTTAGAAACTCATGTATTTGGATTTTACCTTGTATTCTATTCTTATCAGCAGGTCTAAGTTTATGTCCTGCTTTTACAAGTGCTTCGCCAACGGTAGGTCCTGTAGTACCTGTTCTTGCCCAAGCTGCTGTATCCAAAACACCAGAGACCGAGTAAGGGTCTTCTAGCTCCATACTTGTTATTATAGCACCTAATTCTTCTCCTGTCAAGCCTTTTTTGTATAATTCTCTATAAATTATCAAAGTTCCGTCATTTTGGTCCATTATTCCCCATAAACAACAGCTTTCTGCAGCATATCCATAGTCAACTGCTTTGATTCTTTCCCAATGTAAAGGCAGCTCAAATGGAGTAATCACGTGATGTAGTGGATCAAATTCTACAAAAGCTGCACCTTCTGCTACATCCCAGTTACCTTCAAGCAATTGTCTGCGTTGAATCGGTGGTAAAGATTTAAGCATCTGCTCATACACACCATCTTCTGCAAGGTAGGGGTTATCAGCTAACTTAGCCGGAATAAACTTACGTGTTAATCCATCTTTACCTAAAAAACTTTGATTGGATTCATTCGGTTCTATGTATCTATTTTTTACCCAATGCGAACCCACACCACCGGGGTTAGCAGTACAGCGAAGATAAGTTTGTATTTCAGGGTCAGTGGTACGAAGACGAGAAGCTAGATAGTTCCAGCTAAACTCTGTAGGTAAGTGAGTAATTTCATCAAACCCTATCCAAGAGTAGGCTTGTCCTTGATACCTGTACACGTCTGCATCTCGTTCAAGGAAACCAAACTCCACTTTCGCACCACTGGGAAAATTCCAAAGCTTTTCAACTTCTCTGAACTTAGCACCGGGAAATGCTTGTGGATATAGTTCACGAGACTTGTCAATCATCTCACGAAGTTCTGGCATAGAACGTCTGAGAATTAAAGCTCTGTGTGCTTTCTTGTGGCAATACCTTAAGGGGTCTACGATCATGGCAAATGATTTACCACCACCGGCAGCTCCTCCATAAAGTACATCTTTTTCACCGGCAGCAAGGAAATCTGTCTGAGGTCCTTCGTTAGCGTGAAATAAAACTTTGTGGTTGTCTAGGTTTTCTTGTACAGCTTTAGGAAGCGTATCAAGTTCGTCTGTTGTGACAGGACCTTCTACAGTCTTGTCAAGTTTTTGTATTGTTTCTTTTTGTTTTTTAAAAGATTGTCTAGCGTTATTGAGCTTTTGTTCAAGCTTTTTAATGTTACGCTGCTTACGACCCACAGTTGCCCTCGCAGCTTTGATAGCTTTTTCTGTTGAGGTTTTGGGTCTACCTGCTTTCTTTTTAGGAGTTCCATCTTTCTTTAAGATGAAATTACCATCATCATCCTGTAAGTAGAGATGAGGATTCTTCTCCCAGTCTTTCGTTTCGTTTACCATATTTTTTATCGATGTGTTTCTTTAAACCGGGAGTAGAAATCTTTCTGTCTGTTTTGTATTCTAACCAATCAACTCCAGCTTGTAGTGATATTTCTTCGTTTACTATCATATTTTCTACAACTTGTAAAGCTTCTAGCTGATCTTCAATTGGTTTTAAATATCCTGTGGTAGTATCTAACTCATACCCAAACGGAATGGTTGAAGTTTTTCTTTTCATATATCCGTCAGGTAATAACATCTTAGATAATCCACATAATAATAAATGCTAATATAAAACCTATACCACACCATACACCCCAAACTTGCATGTCTGTAAGATCATTAGTTTCAATAATACTATTAATTTTCTTTTCAATTTTATCTTTCATTGTCTTGTTCCTCTTGTTGTTTGTTTTTCTTGCCAAATATTCTATCCCAGTTATCTCTATAGTCTTGTGTATAGAATCCGGGTCTAGGATTGGCTCCTTTACTTCCGTGTGTGTTTTTATAAATTGGTGACCTAAATGTAAAAGGTTTTTCGTCACTGCCTATTTGTTTTCCCATAATTAAAATACTTTTGAGTTGATATAAAATACTAATAACATTAAACCAAACACTACTACTTGAACAACTGACATCAAAGCAACAATGCTTAACTGTCTATCTGCCCACCAATTAAGTTCTGTTTCTTGCCATTCTGCAAACTCTTCGGGTGTAGCGTTTTCAACTTGAGGTTGCATTACCACTTAACCTTATTAGCCCAGTATGCTGCAGACAATACACCTTTGGCAATGTTCTTAGCGTGACGAGCTTTGAATGATTTACGTCTAGCCTTTTCACTTTTTGACTTAGGACTTTTACCAGCACCACTCACGCCTTGTTGTCCAAATCTAATAGTTTTAATTGTACTACCGGATTTAGCTACCACTATGTGAGATTTAGTAGGATGATTGGGAGTACGTTTAGGTTTGTTGTAACCACTTACTCCTGCTCGTTTTAATCTACCATCAGCTTTACCACCTTTAGCCATTCTAAACTTAGCTGTCTTTTCTGCAATCTTCTTAGGTTGTTTAGAGTGTTGCTTACCGGCAGCTTTGTCTTTACGTTTAGCTGCTGTAGTAGCCGCATACTCTGAATCACTTAATGCTTCTCTAGCTTTTTTTGGTAAATATCTTTCACCTGTCTCACTGGACTTCTTACCAGACTTAGTACCCCAGTCTTGTTTGCCCCAATCTTTTAATGATTTCTGTGATTTCTTTAACATTACTTATACCCTCCACCAGCTTTCTTATAAGCTTTAGCTAGTGCTTGTGCTTTACGTGCAGACCATTTACCGGCTGCAGTACCGTGTGAAGCTTGTGCTTTTATTCGTTGAAATATTCTTTTACGTAATCCGGGCTTAGTATAGTTACCTGCTTTGTTAACAGTAGACTTAGCCTTACCACCTTTTCTAAATTGTAATCTTTCTAATAACATTAGTGCATTGTCCTATCTTCTTCTTTAGGTATTGTATTTAAGTATTCTTTTTCTAAGTCATCATCTACATAGATACTGTCTAACTCACCCACCACAACTAAATGGTTCTGGGCTGCAGCTATCTCTGCTTTCTCATAGGATGAAGCTACAATGTTAGGACCTGCAAAGGTTGTCCCGTATGCTTCGATCTCAGTCAGAAATATCTTCATATTCTCCGTCTGTAATGTCAATCGCCTTTTTCTCTGGGAGAATAAATATACCACCACTGGTATTGTGATTAACGTCTATCCTATCTGTTTTACTAACCCCTACACGATCTAGGATAGTTTGTGCAGCTTGTAGCTTATAGTTAGCTTGAGGTACAGGCTTATCTGACTTCAAAACCTCTATAATCTTGAACGCTGCTGTAGGGGCTTCCCTTGCAAGTACGTTTTGGGCTAAATCTACTACTTCCTCTTTTAAACTTTTTAGTACTTGATAGTGATTGCCGGAGTAACCTGCAAGTTCGGCTGACTTTTTAAAGTCTCCTCCTGTATCCACGAGGTGACCCAAGAACGCTTCCTGCTTTTCAGTAAGG